GCGCCCTCAGATGGTTGAGTTACTCTTTGTAATAGTTCTAATTGAGCATCAGGTGTAGGCCTAGGTAGAACATCGTCCATTGAACGAATGTCTGCTATTGCTGCTGTTTCAGCTTCATTTAGAGGACGAACTTTGCATTTTAGTGCTTGTAGTCTATACTCTACATTGAAAGCCATTGGTCCAGTCTTAACTCTTTGAAAATGTATGTCCCAACCAGTTTCTACATCAGTAGGATCTCCAAGATCTTCTGCTGCAACCATGATTTGTTCCATTAGTTTCTTTTTAAGATTAACTACTTTAACATTTCCATCAGCAGGGTCTATGCATTGACAAGCATATGCCCAGCCGCATTTAAGGTCTGGAAAGAACTCACGAACGTGGTCTTTCTCTTTGTTGTTAAATGTTTCTGTTTCTCTATCGAAAGCAAGACATTCCATAGGAATATTTTTGCCATTTTCGCCTTTGATCCAGTAAACATATCTAGGTAGTAGATCGCCTACTATACGAAGAACATTGTCTCCTTCTTTGTATTGGTATTGGTCGATCTTTTCTTTTTTTGCGCTACCTTGCGCTTGATTAAATTTTATTGCCATTTTATTTTGTTTCCTGTATGATTTTCTTCGTATCGAAAATAAACATAGTCATCTACGATTTGAAGTAATCGATTGTCGTTTGTTATTTGTTTAATTAATGGGTTATGCAACATATATAATCTTGCATCTCCACTTTCCTTGTATGTAAAATAATTTCTAAAAGAGGCAACCATTAAATATGTTGCACACTCCTCTGGGAAATACTTTTTGTGATTAGCAAGTAATTTTTCAGGCTCGAGTAAAAAACTTCCACCGACAAAATCGCCCGCCCGATATTTATAGGCAGGATCTTTTTTATTGATTGCTATACGCTTGTAAGTAAGAACATGAATAATTGCGAGTATTTGAATGGCATCGCCTTTCGTCACTCTCATTATTTTATCCCAATTATATTTTATCATTATATTATACCAAAATTTGAAATCCGTGTCAAGTAATATTTTTCGGAGGTCTTTACAAGGTTGATATATCATATCCTTGCTTGATATAATATCCTAGTCGTTGGCTAGCCTGTCTCCTTGCGGTATTTCCGATTAAATTTATATCAACAACTGTAGGTTGTTGCTTTCCTTCATATGTACGAATTATTCTTCCTATGAGCTGTGTAAGTAACGGCTCGTTATTTACTGGTGTACCAAGAACTAAACAACTAAGAATATCTAAAGAAATACCTTCTGAGAAAATACTTTGTGTCCCATACAGTATGTTTTTATCTTCAAAAATTTGTTTAATTATTTCTGGTCTTTCATCGTGTGGGATTGCTCCTGTCACACAAACTGCACTATCCCCAGTAAGCTTAGCGCAAGTTTTTAGGAAATCTACTCTATCAGATACTACTAATACTTTATGACCTCGGGCCGCGTATGCACTAGCAGTCATGGCTATAGAATTTTGATACTCTGAGTCGTAAGCCAACTCATTAACTCTATTAGCCCATGGGATTGAGTTTCCGTCCATGAACCTTATTGGAAGTTTTAAGATGTCAATTTTTGGCACCATAAAGTTTTCCTTTGGGGGTTTGTAAACATTATCTCCAAAGTAATCTCTAAAGACTACATGTCTACCATCTTTTCTTTGTAATGTGCCTGTAAGACCTATCTTATATCTTGCACAATTTTTATCTATAATTCTTGAAAAAGTCGGACTACTAACATGATGCATTTCATCTAAAATAATAGTTCCGAACTCTTGTCGAATTTGTGGAATCTTTCTATATAAACTCTGAATATTACCTATCACAATAGGACTATCAATTTCAAACTTACCACTACCAATAATGCCAGGTGTAAATCCAAATACTTTTTTACATTCAGTTTCCCACTGCTTTCTTAAAGATAAAGTATGAGTTACTACTAGAGTTTTTTGACCAAGCTTACCAGCTATTGCTAAAGCTGTAAATGTCTTACCCCAACTTACCCATGCGTTAAT